ATTGCCCGGTCCATCTCTTGTTGCATGGCGCCCGCCATGTCGCGCCGGATTGCCTGTTCCAGCGCAGCGCCGGATTGCAGCAGCGTCTTGCGGCTGATGCGCATCTGGATGCCAAGCGTGTGATCCGGCTTCAATGGGCGGTCCAGCGTCGTATATGCAGACGGCCCCGGCACGTTGGCCAGTTCAGTTGCCTGCCATCCAGCCGAGATTGCCGACGTGGTGACGGGGGTTTCCTGCCCGCCGGTGCCGATATTGATCATCTGGACGCCCATCTGCGCCGCGACGGACGCAGGGAAAAGGCGTTCGATCAGTGGACGGGTGACAATAGGGTCAGGGGCGCCGCTGGCAATGGTTTCGCCCGCCCGCGTTTCAAGCGCCGCATAGGGCACAGGGATGCCGCGATAGCCGCCTTGCGACCGCAGTTCGGTGACGATCTCCGCCGTCTGGCCAGACAGCGCGCGGCCCTCATCAAGGCTCAGGGCGACTTGGCGCATTTCGAAACCGGACATGATCTCGGTCCATTCCTTTTCGGAACGGGTTTCGAGTTCGGCCCCGGCTTCCCGGCGTTCGGTATCCTCAGACACCAGTGCAGCTCGGAACCGGGTTTCGTTGGTGCGATATTCTGCATCCAGCGTTTCCATGGACCGGGTTTCGTCCGTTGTGGGGGCGTCCTTGCCGACAAGGCCCGCCAACTCTTGACGGATTTCCGACTGACGCCGGGTGATTTTCAGTGACTCAAGCATGGTGATTTTCCTTTTGCTCGGTAGGGTTTCGCTGCATTTCGCGCAGCAGATCGCGCCATTGCTGGCGCTTTGGGGTTAGAGGCTTGTGCCCCACCTCAATTCGGGTTTTGCGGGCATGGCAGGCGCCGCAAAGCATCTGTAAATTTGACAGGGTGTAGGCCAGATCAGGCCGATCCCGGACGGGCAGAACGTGATCGCATTCCAGCCAGTGACGTGTGCCACACTGGACACAGGCCCAGCCGTCACGGTCCAGCGCCTGCATCCGCAAGGCGCGCCAGCGGGGGCCGCGCGTGACCGATGCGCTGTGCCGTTTGTATTCGCTCCTCATCCCCATGCTATTCTGCCTCCTTTATGTTGCGGCCTGCCCATGATCCGCGCGCCCTCAGCAACCGCCAGAACAGCGGCACAAGCGGCGTCGATCCTGCCCATCGACCGGCCCTTGACGATTTTGGAATTTCCGGCCGGATCAACGAACACCGCCGCCTCGCCAATGGCGTGACGCAACAGCAGGCTTTGGGAAACGTGCAGGTTGCCGTCGAACACGACGCGGCGGAACCGTTCAACGTCTTCGCTGCCGTCCTTGAACCCCATGCCGCGCCAGATCACCGGCGCGCGGTTGCCGATCTCTGCCAGCGCGTCACCGATCTCGGATTGCTTGAACCGATCGCAGACAATCGCCGCGACGGATTCACCCTCGACGTGACCGACAACCCGGCGCAGCCATTGCGACAGCGGGACGGTTTTCTGCCCCATCAAGGCCAGCTCGCCGCGCTTGTGCATCTGCGAATAAAGATCACCGACAGCATCGGCCTGCCCGCGCGCCTCAAGTGTCGGGACAGTGCCGAACGCGCCCCAGGCTTCCAGCCGCCCCGTGTCTGGCCAGAGATAGGCCACGGCGCTCATGGATGCCGACTGGCCTTGATCCAGCCCGATCACAACCGGCCCGCGACGGGTTGGCAGATCGTCGGTTTCGCATTGCAGCCATTCGTTCAAATCCAGCAGTGCATCCCGGTTGTCCTCAGACACCCGTTCATTGCGAGACAGCAGCCGGAACCGCGACAGGGCAGAGCCGCCACGGGCCAACGCCAGCGCCGCGTCCTCTTTCAGCCGCGTCATTGTCGGGCCGATGCCATGCTTGGAACCGGGGTTGGCAATCAACAGACTGTCCACATCATCAACGGGCAAGTTCGGCGTGGGCCGGTGTTCCTGCCGATAGACGCCCGGTGCATCCCGATCCAGCCAAAGGCTAAACGGGTGCATGTCATTGCTGGCACTGGTGGATATGATCAGCGCCTTGCCGTCGCGCTTGGAAAGGCCCGTCAACAGCGCCGCTTCCAATTCGTCGCCTTGGGCAATAGGCCAATGGCCGCGCTCATCCAGCACCGCCAGCGTCGGGCTGGACCCAAGCGCCGACTTACCGTCTGCCGAGATTGCCTTGATCAGGTGCGGGCCGTTGTGGTCGTCATACTGGATTTCAAAACGGGGTTGCCGCCGGATCGTGATCCGCTTCTGCACATCGTCGGGCAGAGTCTGGATAAATGACACGCAATAGGTCCAGGCGATTTTTGCTTGCTCTTGAGTTCGGGCCGCGATGATCACTTCCCGCTCAGGCGCGTCAGACCATGCGCCAAGCAATTCACCGGCGCAGAGCATGGCCGAGACCGCCGACTTGCCGTTGCCGCGACCGATGGACAGGCACGCGACGTTCACCCCGTCAGCGAACGCCCCGTCAATGAAACGGTTTTGATATGGTGCCAGCTTGACCGCACGCCCCGCCAGCCGCCCTGTGGGGACCGTCAGCGACTTGCAGAACCGCTTGACTTGGGTGGACCGCTTCATTCCTGCCACCGGGCCGTGTGTGTGGAATGAAGACCCAGCCCCCCGACCCCCGGGGGGTTATTGAAAGGGGGCATTGGGACCATATGCGCGTCGGGTGTTGCCATGGGGTATCCTAGCACCCCAAATATAATTCAGCAACACTTACCTATATTACCCGTTTGTTCGGGCAATGGGTTGCGCACCCCCAACTTGGGGAAGCGCCAAAATGGGATGATGAGTCCGCCGCCATCCAGTGGGTGTGACCGACGCAGTGAGGCAGTGAGGCAGGTGAGGCATTTTCAGGCCATAGAAAATGTCCCCAAAAACGGCTCTTTTGGGGACAAAATCCTTCCATCGAATGTGTCTCAAGTCAGACACAGAATTCGGGAAATGGGTTGCGCACTCTCAACTTGATAGTGCGGATTGGATGGAGCGCGCCGCCGCAGTGGTGAGGATGCTGGCCAGCGGGTGTGTAACCGCTGTAACCGGGCGTAACCGGGCGTAAATTTTGCCCCGGTTACACGCAACGCCTTGATCTTTAACAGCAATCCAGCCTTGTAACCGTGTAACCGGATTTTTGCGCATATCTCCTATATATCTACACCCCTTCTTCTTCTTCTCTCACAATTATAGAAAAGTCCGGTTACACGGTTACACATGCTTTTTCGGCAATGTTATCAATTGTTTGAGTGTAACCGAGGCAAAAGTTACACTCGGTTACAAGGTTACAAATCCGGTTACACCAACGCAAAAGGCCGGAGCGTCTGCCCCGGCCTCTCTGATCTAAGTGATTGTGCGCCTTAACTTTTCAGCTTCACCGCCTTCACAACCTTACCGCCGATCCTGTGACTTGCGTTACCGCGCCCATCGTCAGACATATGAGCCATGATCTCATCCTTGCGCCGTCGAAGGGTGCCCACCTCGCTGATCGTGTAGTGTTCAGCTAGATAATCATCCAGCACCTTGGTGGCGTGTGTCAGGTAGTGATACCCCCCATCGCTGGCCAGCTTGTGCGATGATGTCGTCCTGATCCATGCCACGGCCTGATCGGCCACAGTTGGATAGCTTGCCGACAGTCGCTCATAGTGTTGATCCAACCCATGCCGCCCGATGAACGCGCTCAGGTAGGTATCCGCGCGCCTCTCGGCCCCTTCCAGGCCAAGCGCCTGATACTCACCAATCAGCCGGTTAAGCTCGCCAGCGACATACCCCCGCACTGATCGGAAGTATCGCCCTTGATCAGCCTTATACAAAGCCCGATCAGTCAGCTTCTCATTGCCTTTGATCATGGACATGCGATTGGCGAACTGATCCTCGACACCATTTTCACCGACAAGCGACGCCACGCTTTCCGCGGACATGAACATCTTGGTGTATATCTGGACACGGGTGCGAAGTTGGTTCTTGGGTGAAAGCTCCAGGTATGAGCCAAGCTGTTTGATCTCTGATTTCACAGTCTTGAACTCATTCATGGCCAGGATGAAAGCCCGCTTGAACCCCGTCGCACTCATGCCGGACGGCTTGCCCTCGAACGCCGCCTCCACCTCTTTCACGGACGTTTCCACGACAAGGCCCAGATCGCGAAGCGCCCCCATGAGGAAGTCTTTCCCCCAATCGCTTGCCGCAAATAACCAGATAAAAGCCTTCTTCCGATCCAGTGCGAACCGCGCGGCGACGATGTATTCCAGCACCTCATCCAACAGCGGAAAGTGTGCCCGGTAGTCAGCAACGCAAGCTGGATCAACCTTGCCATCCGCCACAAGGGTGCGGTGCGTCAGAACAATGCGCGCAACATCATCGCGCAACTCCAACCGCGAACGGGTGCCGAACATATCGACAGCCCATTCCACGGAATCGCGCTGGTTCTCATATTTCAGATAATCAACAACACCACCGGCGGTTATATCGCTGATCGCCTTGCGCGCATCACTCTCAACCTTCTTGGCCAGCGGTGCTCCCAGATCGGTTTCCAGTTGCTTGACGATCTCGTCAGCATCCACTGGCGAACCGAACCTTTTGCACAGGAATTTCCAAGCCTCGGAAGAGACAAACTGCACCAGACATTCATCGGGGTTTAGCAGGAACATGCGCATTTTCGCGCCGGACCAGAACGCGCCCTCGATCATATCTCGGATAATCAGCGCATCAACAGACGGATCAACTGTAAGGTCTGGCAACTGCTTTCTGATACCCTTGGCAATGCGGGTGGCAAGTCTCTCAGCCGCCGGGGATATCTCAGGCAGGTGGATCATCCCCGCCGGGATGTATGCGCCAGGGCCTGTGCCAAGCCGTGCCAGCGCGTCTTGCTTCTTTGTCTTGTAGTCCTGCCCGATCTCTTTTGCATGGGCCGCAATAGCCGCTTTGAAACCTTCATCGCCGCCGCCATGCTCGAAGTGTGCGAACAGATCGAAGGCGTCCCCGAACCGCTGGCCTGTTTTTGTGTCGCGACCTACGCCCGCCGTCGCATCGGACGCCGAAAGGCTGATCCAGTGAGTGCCATAGTCACGGGTTGCAAAACTTCCGCTCGATTGCATGGGGCTTCGATAGTCGCTGGAATTGCCCGCTTGCTTATAGCCGTAATGGTTCAGCAGATCGGCTACCGATGTTGTAGAATTGAAGGCGTCAACAATGCTGGACGTGTCAGTCGGTGCCTGTTTCGCTTTCCATGCTTTCCACGAAAGCGCCCGCTTTTCGGCCTCGACCCGCTGGCGTTGCGTATCCGCCCGCCGTTGGATTATCGGGTGGTCTTGCGACAGCTCCAGCAATTTTCCCTTGCTGATTTCATGTTCGTAAAAGTCGCCTTTGTTCGGCAAGTAAACCAGTTGGCCGGGCCGCTGCAGTGCCCGGTCAGGGATCAATGCGCCCGTGCTGGCGTCCTCTAATAGATCGTTGAACGCTGCAACGGTATCATAATAATCCGCCCCGCTGATCGGCTCTTTCAATGGCACTAGGGCGCGCCATTTGCGGTTGTCAGGCTTTGCGGAACGGGTGGAAAATACCATCCACCTTGCGCCACCTGTTACCTCAGCCACCGCCTTTGCCACGTCCTCACGCGACAGGTTGTTTTCGTCCACGTCCAAGGGAAGCCACCAGAACCGGCCAAAGGATCGTTGCGCTTCATGTTCACGGCCATCATGCGCCCGATAATCGGACGGGATGAACCATTGAGCTTTGGCCTTGTCGATGCTCGCGGGGTCTTTGACCATCCGCGCAACGTCTTTGCCTGTTATCGCGCCGTAGTCCCGGCCATCGTTCTTATGCGTGTCGAACTGCCCATGTCCAGTGCAGAATTGTATCTTGATTTCAGACTGCGCGTTCATTTGTCGCCCCTCGTTTTGTGAGGCTGGACGCGACGGTGCGCTTGCACTGGCCGGTTTCCCGACCTATAGTGCATTGAACAAGTATCGAACCGGCGTCCAACCGTTTCATTGACCCCATCAGCCTTGCCGGGCTGGTGGGGTTTTCCATTTGTGACATGTGGTAGAGATTCCCACAAGGGATAGGGGTGTGCATCACAGCAACCCCCATTTCTTGGCAATTTCCACTTCCTCGGCCAGCCGCGACAGTGACACTTGCTCACGCAAATCTGTTTGGCCGATGATCTCTTGGCGTAGGGGTTGTAGAAGTTGCCAGATGTTCACGACAAGCGTTGTCGGGTGATTGGCAAAAAATTGAGTGATGTGTCCTACAGGGTGGTTGCCATAGGCGACTTGACGCATGTCGAAGGCAGTCATTGGGAACCCGTCCTCACCGACAGCAATCAGAAGCGCCCAGACTTTTTCGAAGCGGATCACGTCCCCGAACATGTCCCCGGTGTCCTTGCGGACTTCCATTGCGCCTTGGTAATCAGGATCAGAAGTGTCCACTAACGCCGCCGGATCGTGGATCAGACGCATGGCGTCCATCCATTTTTTCAGCTCGGCCACCGGCATACGTGAACGGTAAAGGGCGGACGCGACAATCGCCCAGGTGCGTTCCCCGCCCCAAGGCTCGGCCCGATAGGTGCGATGCGTCCCGCGCCCTTGTCGATCACTCAGAACCTCGGCTCTCAGGATGCCGTAGTCCGTCCAATATTGGATCGTCCTCGGCTTTTCGCCGGTATCCTCGATGATCTGTTTTATCTGGACAGTCTGCATGATGAACCTCGTTTGCAAGGATCATACCCATAGCACGTGTCTTGTGCAATACTAAATCTTGTGGTTAACGACCGAACGGCCACCAACGCCTTTTGCGCTGATCCGTCAGCAGCCCGGCGAACTGATCCAGTCTTTTGCCCCGTTCCTCGGCCAGCGCAGAAGCGACGGCCAAATCGGCCTTTAGACGCTCATTTTCCGCTTTAAGGTCGGCCTCTAAGTCACTGGCAACAGTTGACAATATTTCCGGCAAGGCGTTGTCGGGTGCATCGCCACGTGACTGATAAGCTCTGGCAAGCTCAGACGTGTCAATTTGCCAGCCTTTTGCAGTGTCCTTTTCGCCACTAATCTTACCTTTTTTCAAGTGCTTAAGAAGGGTAGGGCGTGAAACGTCAAAACGCTTTGCAGCCGCGCTTATTGATAGCTTTGCCATGCTTTTCCGCCCCTGTTTTTGTTGCCGGGAACGGTAGCAAGGTGTTTGCGAGTCGCATAGGGGCTATTTGCAGCGCCGGATTCAACCGCAGACAGGCCAAAGGCGGATAACGGGTTTTATGTAACATTCTGCGACGGGGTGGAAGTCGCGGGCCGGTTGTGCTTTTTGGGGTGGAAACAATGGGGGATGTAAAATGCCGGACAGTGAACACATGGAAGTTTTGAAGGCTATCCGCGAGAAACTGGTGAACGCCAGGCGACAAGCCGCCCTCGACTTTGAAGAAAACGATACCACGGAAGCTGCATATGTCTTCTATCAGAGGCACATAGACGCGGCGGATCGTGCGATAGCCGACGAAGAAAAGTTGAAGCCAAATCCCGGCTGGGAAGGCATACTTTAACGGGTGTTGGGCCAGCCCCGGTCATGACACCGTGCTGGCCCTGCGCCGCGCCCAAGGACGTAATGGGGCGCGCCTTGTCGGGGTTTACCCACTCACCGACTGACGGGGTTGCTTTAGGCCGATGCCGCATCGTGCTTGCCATAGGCTACATCGAACCTGTCGCTTAAGTCTTTTCTTTTTGCCTTTCTGAGAATTATGCCAATTCGGTTTGCATAAGCCGGAGCCATAGTTTCGCCAAATTGAAGTTGATCTGAAATCTGATCTGACACGATTTTCACTTGAGCGCCCAAGTCATTTGCTATGGATTTAATATATTCTTGGGCATCAGACCGTTGAAGGAAGCTAAGTGCTTGGGGCTTTGGGCTATTGATAATCTTAGAAATTTGTGCCTCTGACATTGTTATGAAGTCAGGGCGTCTGGCGTCTTCCAGCGCCTTCATTCGGGCGTCAGAAGGCGGCTTATTTTTTTCTAGATAATCAAGTAGCGCAAAGAACCCCTGCCAATCCGCCTCTGGTATTTCCATGGACTCCTCCTTTGTTGGTATCTTTGTCGCCCATGTTCCCGGCTAAATCAATCTCCACCTTTCTCCCAATCCACCAGTTTCAAAGCCTCCGATGGATCAACACCGGCCTCTTTCGCCAGCGCCATCGTCTGCACAATCGCGCCAAGCGCCCGCGCACGGCCACCAGCGTCGAAAGCCTGCATCGGGCGCATCACGTCCAGCGTGACAGGCTGGCCCAGCTTCTCGCTGGCCTCTTGCCCGATCATCGCGGCAATCGGCATGAGCGCCCACTGTGCCAGGTGGCGTTGCGCTTCCCTCACCATCGGGCCGGTTGTGCTGATATTGCTCAGACCGGGCAACACACCGAACACCATCTCGATACTGGACCGCGCCGCCGACAGCGTTTCTTTGGTCATGGCCCGGCTCAGATCGGGCGACACATCGCTTGGCTTCAAATCAGTCTGAGGTGCAGGCCCACCCGCCGCCGTCACGTTGACGGATTCGCGCACCAGCACCTTGCCCCGGAACCCACAAAAACCGCGGGCCAGATCGCTCATGTCCTGATCGGGTGCCTCGGGGAACGGAATGACAGACGATCCAAGCGGCGCGTTGGCGTAAACCTCAGACAGCGCCGATTCCATCGTCTGCAACAGGCCAGCCGTCAGACGCGCCCGCCGCAGGGGTGACGTGCCGACATATGGCATGGACATATCGGCCCCGATCCGCAGATGCAGCACCTCAGCCGCCAGCACCGTTTGCGTGGTGCCGCCGCCGGTGTCGGGGATGCCGACGCGGTAGGCGACAGGCTTGGAATAGCGTGTCGTCAAATCCCAATCGGAACAGGGCAACAGGCCGGTGTCGCTGATCACGAACACCGCTTCACCACGCATGGCCAGAGCGCGGGCCGCAAGGGCCAGGACACGCGGTGTCAGCATGTCGGTGCCGTCCACGTCCGCCAGGCTCAAGCCGCCCTCCCAGAGGCTCACACACCCCTGCACCGTGCCCGTCA